GCGCCTAAAGAACGGACCGGCCCCCGGGGGCTGCTCGGATGAGCGGGCTCACTGCCGTGGTCGTGATGGCTCATCGCGCAGCGCCGGCTGGGGCGTCGATGCCCTATGGGTGGGTCACCACTGCCTGGACGACTGGGGCATGGCCTCGGCTGGCAGGCTGCTGCGCTGGCTGTACCAGCGGGTGGCGACGCGGGTCATCTCGGGGGAGCGCATCGCCTCGATGCGAGCCATGACGATGTCCCGGCCGGGGTCGACCGCGATCACCTTGGCGCCGAGGCGCTTGTAGTGGGCCATCGCCTTGGCCTTGGGCATGGTGTGGATCAGGTAGACGTCGACCTTGTCGAGGTGCTGCTCGGCCTCGGCGATGGCCGCGTACCGGGCCTTCTGCGCTACGCGCTGGGCGATCGGGTCGTGGTTCCACCCGGGTGCACCGGGCCCGGTGAGGGCGCGGGTGATGAGGTCTAGGTCGATGACGATGTCCCGCGCGGTGGCGTGCGCCTGGATCCAGCTGGACTTCCCGGCGGCCGGGGGTCCGGTGACGACGTACAGCATGGGCTCACCACCTGCGTGAGGCGCGCTGCGGGGTGCGGGTGGCGGGCCTGTTGCCGCGGCTGGAGTTGCAGGCGCGGTGCGCGCTGCGGGCGTTGGCGGGGTCGAGGAGGTCGCCGCCTCGGGAGAGGGGGACGAGGTGGTCGAGGGTGAAGCTCATGCGGTGCCGGGCGTCGAGCGTCCCGTCGATGTTGTGGCCGCACAGCCAGCAGGGCAGGCCGAGGGCGCGCTGTGCGGCGACGAGACGGCGGTAGGGGCGCCCGTTGCGGGGGTTGCTCGGCACGGGCGCTCACCTGCCTCTCAACTGCCGTAGCGGTCCGTGTAGCTGGTGCCGTAGGCGTCCTCGACACAGCCCTCGTTGGCGTCGGGTGTGCCGTGGACGAGGACGAGCGTGTACGACTGGGGGACGTAGTCGCAGCCCTTGTCTGTCCAGCCGCTGGCGAGGGCGGTCCAGCCGATCAGGAAGACGAGGACGGCGACGATCTTCGTGCTGCGGGAGAGGCGGCGAGGCGCTGTGTCTGACATGCGCGCCAGGGTGGCGGACGCGGGGCCGCTGTGGCGTCTGTGTGGCCGTCCTGTGACCTACGCGGGTTCGGCGCCGATGTTCCGCAGCCGCATGACCCATGGGTAGCCGCTGTAGGCGTAGACCTTGCCGCTGCTGGTGCCTTGGTGAACGAGGGCGACGGTGGCCTGCCCGCCAGAGAGGTGACCGGAGCCGACGGTGAACTGGGCGGCGCTGGACACCTTGGAGAACGCGGTGGAGGGGTAGAGCCACGGGGCGCCTTCGGCGAGGGGGCTGGGGGTGCCGGAGCTGTCGTACAGGGCGATGGCGCCAGCCGAGGTGAGCAGGGCGACGTCGAGGAAGTGTCCGCCGACGTACATCATCGACAGGTCGACCACGATGCGGTCGCCTGCCGCTGCGGGGATGGAGCACTGCAGCGGGGTGCCGACCGAGGTGGTGACGATGGCCCAGGACGGGGCGGAGGCGAGGTCCTGCACGGCGCCGTCGCTGATGCGTGCGACGCGGGTGCGGATGGTGCTGCCGCCGCCCGAGGAGAACCGGGAGTCGTCGCCGGCCGCGACGGTGCCGGCGGTGGTGCCGACGTTCAGGGTGGCTGCGCCACCGAGGCCGAGGTTCGTGCGGGCGGTCGAGGCGCTGCTCAGGTCGCTCAGGTTGGCTGTCTTGGCCGTGAACTGGCCGGTGGCCCATGCCCGGTCGCCGTGCGGGTCGGTCGCCGCGGTGTGCTCATCGACGGCGCCTTCGGGCTCGGCCTGGACGTCGGCGTAGGTGAGGACGACCACCCCGGTCTTCCCGTTCACGGACGCCACTGCGCCGCCGCCGGACGATCCGCCGTCGGGGGCGGGGACCTCGACGACGCTGGAGATGTCGATGGTGCCGGAGCCGGTCAGGTAGGCCCAGAAGCGGATGGGCTCCTCACCGACGACGTCCAGGCTGAGGTACCAGCGCCAGCCGACCGGGCCGACCCCCACGGCATCGTTGGGGAGCAGCGTGACGGAGAACGCGCCATCGACGAACTGGGTGGTGCCGGCGCCGCGGTAGATGAGGTCGTTGGTGGTGTCGACGAGGTAGCTGGACGGCTTGCAGGTGATCTGGCCCCGGGCGGGGGTGCCGTTCACCGGGGAAGGGATGGTGCCCGTCAGGGTGATGGTGGGGGTGCCTACGGGGAAGGACACGGGGCACCTCCTGGGCATGACGAAGGCCCCGACCGGTGGGGGGCGGGGCCTCGGGTGTTTTTGGGCGCGCGGATGCCGCGCAGGGTCAGGATGGTGGATGGCGGCCGGTTTTGCAACCAGGTGCACAATGGTCCCGGCGGGGGCGCGTCCCGGTGCTCCGGGCGCGGGGAGTACCCGCGTGGCCCGCTCCACCCCCGCCGAGGGTGGTCACGCTACGCCCGGCGGGGCCGGGCTGGCACCCCTCGTGCACGGATCACTTCTTCGGCGGGGGAGGCGGCGGGGTCGACTGCTTGGCGGCGGCCTTGCTGGCGTCGTTCCGGTCGCGCAGCTCGCCGATGCTCATGGTGGTCTTGAACTTGCCCATGGTGGGCTCCTATCGGGTCTTGGTCGCGGGGACGCGGTGGTGGCGGGATGCTTCGGCGGGGGTGTGGACGACGGTCCCGGCCTGGCCGATGGCCTCCACACGCAACCCCTCTCCAGGGCCCTCTACCGGGCCGTTGTTGGCGTTGGCGTTGGCGCCTGACCTGCACAAACAACGCCCGAAAGGGGCTCGGTCGAGAGGGGGGAAGTCGTCGTGATGGACGCCGGGCCCGTTCTTCCTGCCCGCGCGGACGCCCGCCCGGACGGGGATGCCGGCATCGTCGAGGAGCGCGCGCACGGCCTTCGTGTCGGGCAGCCCGGTCGCGTCCTGGAGCTGGGTGAGGCGGACGTGCTGCCCGCCCTCGCCGAGCTGGTGGAGCACGGCGACGATGTCGACGGGCTCGGCCTCGTCCGGCTGCTCCTCGGCCACGCTGCGGCGCGTCGCCCACGCGCGGGCCTTGCCCACGCTGATGGTGGCGATGACGCCAGCCACCGTGTAGCCGACCTCCGGGACCGCGTAGACGACGCCCCCCGCAGCCGCCGCAGCGACGACCAGGACGCAGCCGCCCGCCAGCCTGGACGGCTGCTCCTCCTCGACCGTCTCGACCTGCTGCTCGGCGGTGGTCATGACACCACGCCCGTCAGCCACGCGCCGGACAGGTTGACCGCCGAGGCCAGCGGGATGGCGGCGTACCGGGCGACGCCAGCCGACAGAGCCAGGCCGATGCCGGAGCACCAGCCGCGCCACTTCGATCCGGTGGCACCCCGCTTCCGGCGGGCGAGGAACCCGGCGAGGACAAGGGCGGTCATCAGCAGGCCGCCTTGGGTGAGAGGGGCGCTGGTGCTCCCGGGGGCCGTGCCGGTCTGGGCGCCGACGCCGTAGACGAGGAGGCCGTCACCGAACACGTTGAGGCCCCAGAGGGCGGTGTCTCCGATCCAGCCGACGAGGCCGCCGACGACCATCGCGGTGAGGGCGCCGACGCACCAGCAGAGAACGAACGGGAGCAGTGAGCCGAGGCAACCGACGAGGTTGGTCCGCAGGGCCTTGGTGCCGGGGTACCAGGAGCACAGCTCCCAGACGAGGAACGCGAAGCCTGCGAGGACGGCGCCGAGGGTGGGGGTCACGAGGTCTCTCCGTTCGGGGTGGCGCAGGGTTCGGCCTCGGATGCGCCAGTGGTGGCGCACACCGCGAGGGCGGGGTGGTCGGCGAACTGGTCGGCGAGCGCCGCCAGCTGCGCCGCGGCGGCGCGCAGCTGCTCGCGCCAGCGCCGGGCGGTCTCGGCGTCGGTCGGGACGTAGGCCGGTCGCATGTCGGCAGTGGCCTGAGCTGCGGCGCATGCCTGGCGCACGGCGTCGTCGGTGTGCGCCACGCGCTGCGCCACCCGCTCGGCGAGCGGCAGGTCAAGCCACTCGCGGTCGCGGCGGACGGTGTCCTTGCCGATGCCGAGCTGCTCGCCGATGGCGCGGTTGCTCAGGCCTTGCGCCACGAGGCGGCGCACCTTTCCGCGGCGCTGCGCCACGGCGGGTGGCGTGGTCACCGGCTGCTCCCGGAGGGGCGGATGACGATGGCGTACTCGCCTCGGGTCTGCTGCGGCTGCGGGTGCGGCATGGCCGACAGCAGCGCGGCCTCCAGCGCGTCGGCGTATGCCCTGTCCCAGCGGGCGTGCTGGGTGGCGTAGCTCTGGGCAAGGTACTTCCGGGACGCCTCGATCATGGTGTCGGTCGGGCGGCTGCGGGTCAGGTAGGTGGCGAGACGAGTGAGGAGCACGCGGGTGGTGGCGCGCAGGTCGTCGTCGCGGGTCTGACGCAGGGCTTCGTCCTGCTGGGTGGGCTGGCTAAGCTCGGGCATGGCCTTCTCCTGGTTGCTCAGGGGCGGGCTGGCCCCGGCCGGAGGTGCGAACTCTGGCCGGGGCCGTTCTGCATCAGCAGCGTGGACTGCTTGTCGTCAATGTATGGGCGCCCATACACTCAGCGCAAGCGGCTCGTCCGAGAAGGGGACGGAATGGCCGAGGAACCGACCGAAGAGGAGGCGCAGCGCGTGTTCGAAGCCCTCGACAGCGTCGAAGCGATGCCGGACCCGCTGGAGCGGGCGCGCGTAATCGGGCGTCTGCTCAAGGACCAGGCCGAGCGCAACAAGCGGTTCATGGAGTACCGGCGCCAAGTCGTACTCCAACTGCGGGCGCAGAAGCCTCCGGTTCCCTACCGGCGAATCGCAGCCGAGCTGGGCGTGTCCCTGGGGACAGTCCAGGACATCGAGCGCGGGGCGGCCAAGTGGTCGGCTCGCATGGTGAAGGGCGAGGGGCATCGTGACGACACGAGTGGTAACCGGGGCGATGGCGCATCCCGGGATTCAGGCCGGGGGGACTGACGAGACGGCGGTCTACCGGTTGTACGACGCTGACGGCCGCCTGCTCTACGTGGGGATGGGCCGGAACCCTATGGGGCGCTGGGCCTCGCACGCCGATCAGCACGCATGGTGGACGGACGTGGCTCGGTTCGAGGTCACCTGGTACCCCACTCGGAGGGAGGCTGCCGCCGAGGAACGCCGGGCACTCCGCGAGGACGACACGGTGCACAACATCCACGGCACGCCCAAGTGGGGCTCCTACGTGTCACAGGCTCAGAAGGACTGCGTCGTGCTTGGCAACAAGGCACACCGAGACTGGCACGAGCGACAGAGACTGAAGGGCAGCCTGGCCGCCGAGTAGCCCCACGCACGTAGGCCCCCGTCCGGGTGATCCGGGTGGGGGCTTGCTGCTGCCCGGGGTGCGCGCGTGGCGGGCCGGGCGGAGGGTGGACGCATGGACGAGCAGCCACGCGTGATCATCTATCCGCCGGACGCACAGGGCACCCGCCGGGTCCGCGTCGACGGTGAGATCCTCGGCCGCGCAACCGGGCTCGGCGACGTCATCGAGTTCCTGCGCCGCGCCGGATGGATGGACGAGGCGGACTGGCCGGCCATCGAGTGGCGCGGCGGCGGCCCCGAGGCGTGGACCCCGGAGCCGCCCGCCGGACCCTAGGCGGAGACGGCGAGCGCCCCGACGGTGGCCTGGCACGTGTCACAGATGATGGCTGGCGGGTTCCCGTCGCCGCCGTGGAGGATGAGCTGCCCGCCGCACGCGCAGGTGTGCCCGGTCGGGGCGGCCCTGCGCGTGATGCCGAGGGCGTGCTCGACCCGTTCGGCTGCGCCGGCGGCGACGACAGCGATGCGTTCCCGGTGGGCGATGGTGAGCGGCCGGAACGGTCCGCCAGCGCCCTGGATCCGGCCGCAGAGCCAGCTGGCGGCCTCTGGGGCGGTGCGGGTGCCGACGAGGCGCCAGCGGCTCGGGTCGGCGCTGTCCCGCGCGGACAGGAGCACAGCGGCCTTGTGCGCCTCGTCGGTCCAGCCGCGGCCGAGGGTGGCGCCGATGACCGGGCGCTGGACCTCGGCGGCGATCTGGTCGGCGCAGTCGACGAGCGCGGCCTCGACCGTGCGGATGGTGTCGGTGATGTGGAGGCGGACCGGGGCGCTGCGGTCCGTCGGGTCGTACTCCTCGATGGTGCGCAGGTACGTCTGGAGCGACGGCGGGGGCCACGCGTCGTGGGGGCGGCTGGTGCGCAGGGCCTGAAGGTCGTCCCAGTGGCGGACGGTGAGCAGCAGCTGCTCGGTGGTCGTGGTCACGGCGTGGCTCCCTGGTGCGGTCGCGCGGGTAGGTCAGATCAGACGGACGTCGGGCCGGGCTGAGGTTCCTGGTGCTCGTCGAGGCGGACGGGCCTCACTGCTGCCCGCCCTTCTGCCAGCGGACGAACCGGTGCCAGAGCACCGCGAGCACGGGCTGGGCAGCGAGGTAGGCAAGTCCCCACCCCCACCAGCTCACGACTCGACCCCGGTGGTGGGCGGCTGCTCCTGGTGCTCGGCGAGGGCGGCGAGGATGCAGGCGCCCGCCTTGTCCATGTCGATGCAGGCGTTGGGGTCTTGGCCGATGCGGTCCCAGTCGGTGGCGAGGGCGCGGACGCGTTCGATGGCGGCCTCGGCCCCGTACAGGCGGGCGAGTGTGCGGCGGAGGGCGTGCTCGCCGTAGGTGTCCCGCCACTGCTGGAGCTCGGCTTCGGCGCCGCGGTACCGGTCGGTGAGGTGGTCGACGGCGCGTTCGGCCTGTTCGGCGCGGGCGCAGTGGTGGGCGACACCCTGGCGGAGGCGTGCGGTTTCGTCGGGGGTGAGGCCGTGGGGGGTGCGGTCGGCGAGGTTGAGCAGCTGCTCCGCGGTGGGCAGGGTCATCGGTGTCTCCAGGTGTTGTTGGCCCAGGTGCCGGTGGGGAGGCCGGTGAGGGTGGTGACGAGGGCGATGTACAGGACGGCGGCCAGGACGGTCACGGGGTGGCCTCGACGGTCCAGGTGGTCGTCTCCCGGACGAGGCGGAGCCGGGCGTTGGGTCGGTGCGCGCGGCGCTTGGCGAGGGCTTGGGCAGCCAGCTGGTGGTCGGGCTGGATGAGGCCGGAGGGCATCCATCCGTCGACGTCCCAGACCTCGATGCGCCAGCCTTCGCGCGGCGGGTGCGCTTCGGCGGGCGCGGCCGGCTGCCCGACGGCGGGGGCGTTGTACTGCGGGCAGTCCCGGTAGTGGACGAATGGAGGGCTGGCCGAACCACAGGTGCAGCCCGGTCCGGCGGCCTGGCGGGGCCATGTCTCCGCGTAGCCGACGCAGGGGCAGTGGGCGCAGGCGGTGTTGTGCCTGTCGCGGGGGTGTCCGCAAGCGCACTCGGCGGCGGGCTGTCCGGCGGCCTGGCGGGCGGCGTCCCGGAGCCGCGGGCTGGCGGCCTGCTCGTCCTCGACGCTCGGAGCCTTGATGTTCAGAGCGTGGAGGACGGCAGCGAGGACGGTCCCGGGGTCCGCGCCGTCTTCCCCGACACCTCCTTCGATGGCGTGCCAGGCGCGGTCGTGCTCGTTGGGTGTGAGGGTGCGGGCGGTCTGGTCGGTCATGGTGTGGCTCCTTGTGGTGGGATGGGGTTGGGCCGTCCCGGCCGATAGCTGCGGCCGGGACGGCTGCCGTGCGTCACGAGGCGGTGACCTCGGCCACGTGGTGGTGGTCCAGGTACTGGCGGCCGATCCACTCGCTGTACGCCGGCGGTACGGCTTGGCGGGCTTCGTGCTTCGTCATCCACGTGCAGCCCATGGCGTCGGCGTAGGCGCGCTCGCCCTTGTGCATGAACGGCAGCAGGCCCTTGTGGTGCCAGCAGGGCGGGAGGAGGTCTCCGCCGCCGCCCCAGGACGTCTCGAAGGACCGGTGGCGCCTCACACGGAGCCCGAACTGCGACCCGCACAGCAGGTAGTCCGGGCGCAGCGGGGCCTCCGGGACGTTCTCGATGACCCACGGCCGGCCCGCGGCCTGCATCAGCTCCCGGCCGGGGGTGAGGAGGTCCTCGTGGTCGGTCTGGCTGCCGCGCCAGTTGGTGACGTTGGCGAAGTGCTGGCAGGGCCACGAGGCGTGGACCACGCCGTACTTCTCGATCTCCCCGGTGCGGGTGATGCGGTCGAGGTAGTCGAGGGCGTCGGCCTGGTGGAAGGTGAACGGGTAGTTCGGCATGGGGTGCAGGTCAACGCCTACGACGTCGTACCCGGCGAGGTAGTAGCCCATGGACAGGCCGCCGGCGCCGGAGCACAGGTCTAGGACGGTGAGGCCGTTCGGCGGGCGGGCGGGGAGATCGGTCACGGTGTCGGGTCTCCTGTGTGGGTGGCGGTGGAACCGGATCAGACGGCGGGGTGGCCGGTCTTGGCGTTCTGCGGGGCGTGGTCGGGGCAGTAGTCGCGGCCGTCCAGGTCGGTCCAGCCGTCGGCGGTGAGCATTCGGTGGTGCCTGTCGTCCCGTACCTGGCGGGCTGCTGACAGTCCGGCGGTGATCGCGTAGGCGGTGCAGTCGTCGTGGTCGCAGGTGGTCTGGATGGTGGCGGGGCGGTTGCTGCGCATGTCGCTCCTTAGGCGGCGGGGGTGCCGGTGGTGGGGGTGTCGTTGTCTGGCTCGTCCGTCGGGAGGGCGATGCCTGTGATGCGGATGAAGCGGATCTGGTCGCTGCCGGACTCGAGGCCGTGGGCTCCGACGAGGCGCCGCTTGCAGGCGCGGCAGTGGGGCGAGTCGAACCAGGTGGCGCGCTCGCATGCCGGGCAGTAGGTGAGCCAGGCGCGGGTTCCGCGGGTGGAGGTCCAGCAGGGGTGTCCGCCGTGGTTGCGGGCCACGACTGTCTTGGCCCAGAGCGGCCTGTGATCGTTCTCCGGGTCCCAGTCGAGCTCGAACCGCCGGGGCGGGTGGCCGATGAGGACGAGTTCGCCGCCTGGCCAGCGGCAGGTGCAGCCGAATCGGGGGCAGTCGCAGGCGAGGTGCTTGCCGAACTCGATGGCCTTCTCGACTCGGGGGACGCCGTTGCCCTTGACCTCCAGCCAGGCGCCGATCTGCGGCAGGCGGAAGTCGGGGAGGTAGCGCTGACCGGAGGGCAGGGCGATCGTCTCGGGCTCGTACTCCCAGACGATGCCGAGGGAGTCGAGCGTGGCTGCCCAGGACGCTTCGAGGGCGGAGCGGAACGTGGTGCCGCGGTAGACGGTGGGGAGGGACTCGACGGCCAGGTCGCCGCTGGGCTGGTGCGCCCGCCGAAGCTGGGCGGTCGCCATGTCGTCGGAGAGCGCTTCGGCTATGCAGCGGGGGCCGATGTCGTCCTGGCGCACGGCGATCACCTCGGGCCCATAGAACGGAGGCGGGCGTAGTGGCCTTGGAAAACGAGGGGGACGATGCGGCCACTGGCGCCGTTGCGGTTCTTGGCGACGATCACGTCGATCTCGCCGGCCCGCTCGTCGTCAGGGGTGCCGTCGTCGCTGGTCGGCTTGTGCATGAGGAGGATGACGTTGGAGTCCTGCTCGATCGCCGAGGAGTCTTTGAAGTCGGTCACGACGGGCTGTCGGCCGGCGGCCCCTCGGTTGAACTGGGCGAGGGCTACGACGGGGATCTCGAACTCCATGGCGAGGAGCTTCAGTCCGCGTGAAAGTTCGGCTACTTCGTTGGCCCGGTTGGCGTTGGGCCTGGACTTCTCAGGCGTCATCAGCTGGAGGTAGTCGGCGACGACGATGGCGGGCGGGGTGCCGCGGGAGGCCATCCACCGCATGCGGGCGCGGATCTTGCCGAGGGTGAGATTCGGGGAGTCGTCGAGGATGAAGTTCTCGGCGTTCTGGAGCCGCGGTCCGGCCTTGAAG